TCATTTTAAAAATTATAGTATATCGGATGTTACTTACGGCATTGATATTGAGACTACCGGATTAAATTCAAGTAACAGCAGAGTAGCATTACTTCAAATATATAATCCTGCTATAGATAAGATATTCATTTATAAACTTTATGATGCACCTCTAACAAACGAAGAAAAACAAATATTATCAGAGATCAGGTTTGTTGCTCATAATGCTTCTTTTGAGAGATCATTTATGCCTTATTTAAAGAATCTTGATTGTTCAATGATAGCTTATCATGCTTCTACTTCTAGTAAACGCTGCGGATTAAGTGATTTAAGCTTAGAAACAGGTATTACTTATAATAATAAGAAAGTAATGCAAATTTCAGACTGGTCAGGAGAATTGACAGAGGAGCAACTAGAATACGCAGCTAAAGATGCTAAGGCTACCTACTTATTATGGGAAAAATATAAAAATGGGAATAAGCCTGTATATGATAGGATGTATAAAGCCAGTTTTATTATAGATGATTATTCTAAACGCGGATTACCTGTTGATATTGAAGCTTTTAAAAAATTAAAACTTGATACGGAAAACAAAAAAGATGAATATTTACAAAAATTAATTGATCTTGGATTTGAAGAGATAATTACTCCTGCAAGGAACATAAGAACTAAAAAAGAGCTTATGGCTAAAGTAACTCCTGATGTTATGAAGATAGTAGAGGAAGTTCGAAGTACAAATTCCCTACTTAATAATATGATATCCGGAGTAGAGGAGAATATTATAAATGATAGATTACCTATTAACACTTTAATTTGCGGTACGGAGACAGGAAGACTTGCTACTGTAAAACCTAATGTTCAGAATTTCCCGCGATCAGGATTCCGTCATATCTTTAAAGCAAGAGACGGTTACAGGTTTATAAGAGCTGATTTCTCGGGTCAGGAACTACGAATGGTTGCTGCCATGTCAAACGAGAAAGTATTGATTGAAGCTTTTAACGCAGGTAAAGATCCTCATGCTATTATGGCAGCAAGATTAAACAATATGCCGCTTAAGGAATTCATGGAAAAACCGCTAGATTGGCAAAAATCTGAAAGACAGAAAGCTAAAGCAGCTAACTTTGGATTCTTGTATGGCATGGGAGCAAAAAGGTTTATTGATAATGCCAAGGATAATTACAATGTTGTTTTAACTGAAGAAGAGGCAACACTAATTAAAACAAAGTTCTGGAGTACGTATTCTTTCTTAAAACGTTGGTCTGATAAAGAAAGAGCAGATTGTAGGGTCAGAGGTTATGCTTTAACTAAAGGAGGCAGAAAAAGATTCTTTGAGGATATGGATAAGGCGTATTGTGAGATGATTAATACGGCAGTTCAAGGTTCTTGCGGGGAAGTATTACTTGAGACGTTGATTGCTCTTCCGGAGTATTTAAAAGGTTATTTAGTTAATACTGTTCATGATGAGCTTGTATTTGAAGTACCGATAGAGTTAATACAGGACGAAGCTAAATACATTGAAATAAAGAATCATATAACAGGAGCAATGATTGCAGGCGTAAGAAAAGTTGAACCAAGGTATCCGACTTTAAATATTACGGAAATTAAAGATACCGATAGATTATAAGGTAATTTATGTTAATAGATAAAAAATCAGAAATAGAGACAGTAATAATAGAAAAGTATCTAAACAAGGATATTAATCTTCTGGAAAAAGAGATGGCTATAAACGTTCTTCTTGAAATATGTTATGGAGAAGCTGTTGATGAAGATGATATAAGAGTTTTTAAAGTTATCAGAGAACAACCTATAAACTGTATTGTTGATTGGATAATAGGTTTTGGTAGAGATAATTATAGTAGTCATGAAATAACAAACCCTACATACATTGATTTTTCTGTTAATTTTTTAGTTAAGGAAAGAGAGAAATACATCAATGTCTAAACACACATTAATTAGTCCATCAAATTTTGAAAGACGTATGCTATGTCCGGGAAGCTTGCATGCAGAAAAAGATTTACCTAATACTACCTCCGTTTATGCAGAGAAAGGTACTATGTTGCATGATAGGGTCAATAAACTTATTAATGGACATAAAGATTGGAAAAAAGATTTACCGGAAGATTTACAGGAAATAGTTAAAAAAGCTCAAGAATACTTTTATTCTGTTAAAAGAGATAAAAAAACTCTTATAGAATTTCACGAACAGAGATTTAATCTTGATTTCCTTGTTCCTCCTTTTGAAGAGATGGGAGGAAGTGTTGATAGTATTGTCTTATGTTATAACGAAGAAAATAAAACATATGAACTTCATGTTATAGATTATAAATTTGGTATGGGTGTAAAAGTTGAAGCTTATGAAAACTATCAACTTATGTTATATGCTACCGGTGTTTTAAATGATTATGGTTTTTTAAGATTACTTGAAGATGAAATACCTAAATTTAAATGTAATAATATACATAGATATATAAAACTGTATTTACATATAGTTCAGCCCTATATATCTGATAGTTGCTGGGAATTAAGGGATGATGAACTTAAATCTTTATTACAAGGTAAAAGACTGGATTTAATAAAAAGTAGTATAGAACAAGCTTATTCTACAACGGCAATACGTATTCCTTCTAAAAAAGCATGTCAATTCTGCAAGGCAAAACCCACTTGCAGCGTTTTAGCTAATACTTTGCCTGTAATAGATAATATTAAAGATAGGAATACTACTTTAGCTCGTATTAGAATGTTATCGGAAGAAGAAATAAGTGCTATTTATGATAAGAAGGATGTAATAATTCTATATCTTAACGCTATTGAAGATTACATTAAAACAAAATTACATGAAGGTAGTTTTGCTGATTATGAACTTAAAGACAAGTTATCCAATCGTAAATGGATAGATACGGCAGAAGAGCATTTAACACGGTTACTCGGTGATGATGCTTATGAAACTACAAGAAAACTCATATCGATTACAAAAGCTGAAAAACTTTTGTCTAAAGATGATATTAAACATTTAACAACAAAGGAGGTTACAGATAAAATAATAGTAAAACAGGAGTATTCCATAGAAGAATTATTAACAGATTAAATAAAATTAAATGAATTAAAAGGTATTAACTATGACTAAAAAAATTAGCGAAAAAATATTATTGGAAAATGTACGTATAGTATGGCCGTATCTTTTTGAGAAAGAGCCTATTAGTGAATACATTGAAACAGAAGAACAAAGAAGATTTAAAGTAGATTGTCTTTTGTCTAAAAGTAATCCAAAACATATAGAATACTATAAAAAGATTAATGATACTGCCGATGATGTTTTAAGACGTATTAAAGTTAAAAAACATTTATACGAATTATTTAAGGATGGTGATGAAATCTACAAATCCATTGACGATTCGACAGAACAAGGTAAAGAAAGGAAAGCTAATTGTGAGTATTTAAAAGGACATTATATTCTTAATGTAAAAAATAAAATACAACCTAAATTAAGCTTAATTAAAGGTCAATTACTCAATACTGAAGTTGATGAAAACCCTTTTTATCCCGGTTGTTTTGTTCATATCCTATTTACTATTGATTCTTATGAATTCAAGAAAGTACCTAAAGGAGTTACTAAAAGATTACAGCATGTACTATTTGCTAGAGACGGAGAAATGCTTGGAGGTAAAATAGATACTATAGATGCTAGTGAAGATTTTAATAAAATCCAAGATGATGAAGATATTTTTTAAGAATGCGTAAAGTTAGGGTATTAACCGAGAGAAAAATAGAATCTAAAATATCCAAGAAAGCTATTGATCTTGGATACCTTACTTATAAATTTACTTCTCCTTCAAATAGAGGCGTACCTGATAGAGTTTTTATAAATAAAAAAGGTGAAATATTTTTTATTGAGTTCAAAAGTCTATCAGGTAAAGTTACTCCTTTGCAAAGAATGGTATTTAGTAAACTTATCCATCGTAATACACCAATTTATTTAGTTAATGATATTCAAAGAGGTATTGATATCTTAAATAATAATTTAAACGGCATCATAGATACCGACTTTTATGAACCTTTGTATGAGCCAAAAAATACTAAATAAAAGTGATCTGGAAGAATATCAATTAAAAGCTATCAATTACATATTAAACAAAAAAAGATGCGGTCTTGGATTAAAACCAGGACTTGGTAAAACTATTTGTACTCTTACGGCTTTTTCTGAAATTATAGGCAAAAAAGTTAAAAAACTTCTTGTTATTGCACCTCTAACAATAGCAAAGAATGTGTGGATAAATGAAACGGATAAGTGGAGTCATACACGAGATTTTAGAGTTTCAATCTGTTGCGGAAATGAGAAAACAAGACTGGCAGGATTAAACGCCGAAGCTGATATCTATGTTATAAATCAGGAAAATGTGGAATGGATGTATGATCAAGGATTCTCTAAATACGGCATGATTGTTGTTGATGAGAGCCATGAATTCAAAGGTCATGATTCCTATCGTTTTAATGCTCTTAAGCGTTTTAAATCAATTTATATGGTACTACTTAGCGGAACTCCTGCACCTAGTGGATTGATAGATTTCTGGTCTCAACAATATTTGATAGATAAAGGAAAAATGTTTGGTGATATTACCGGATTTAGAAAACATTATTTCAGAGAAAAGAGAGAAGGTCATGGTTATGAATGTGTATATCCTAAATTGATCATGAATAGATTAAAACGTAACTGGTTATTCATGGATAGTAAGGATTATCTGGATTTACCGGACAAAATGATGATTACTACTCCGGTTATTATCGATAATTATCAGGAATATAAATCTTTTGAGGATGATTTTTATCTTAAGATACAAGAAATGGAGGTAACCGCCGTTAATGCCGGAGTATTATGTAATAAACTGATTCAATACTGTAATGGAGCTGTTTATGATCAGGATCGCAATGTTATTATCGTACATAACAATAAGCTTGATATGCTTGATGAGATAATGAAACAGCATACAGATGAGAATTTTCTAGTAGCATATAATTTTAAATCTGATGAAGATAGAATAAAAAGGAGATTCCCTCATGCTGTTACCATGAATGCTAAAGACGTTAATCAATTAGAGCCTTTATGGAATGAAGGAAAAATAAAAATTATGTTGTGTCAATGCAATAGCGGTAGAGGTCTTAACATCCAAAAAGGAGGAAGAATTATAATATGGTTTGGTCTTACATTCAGACTTGATAGCTATATTCAATTTAATGATCGATTACATAGACGAGGACAAGATAAACCTGTTATAATATATCATTTAGTCGGAAAAGACTGTAAAGATGAAAGAGTAATGCAAGTTATTGGACATAAAGATTTAACACAAGAAGAATTATTTGAGGTATTGAAGAATAAAGATGATTGAGATTATTGATAAACTTAAAACATATTTTATTGAACTTATTTGTACTAAAGAATTTATATTAGGTTTTATATTTGGATTCTTTGTTGCAGGAGGTATATTTTCACATTGGATATTTGGGAATGATAATTTATGGGAACAGACTTTGGAATTTCTAGTAAAGATTACTACTAATCGTAATATTGATATAACTTCATGATGAAATTAGGTGATAGAGGTTTAAATTTATTGAAAAAATGGGAACAAGGTCCTAAAGGAGGATTTTCTCCTGTTATTTATCCTTGTTCTGCTGGTAAAAATACTATTGGTTATGGTCATGTTATTACTCCTGATGATAATATAATTCCTCCAATAACAGAAAAGCAGGCAAACGATTTACTTAAGCAAGATATAAAAACAGCTGAAAATGCTGTTAATCTTTTAGTAAAAGTCTCTCTAACACAGAATCAATTTGATGCCCTTGTTTGTTTTGTATTTAATATTGGTGTTGGTGCTTTTCAAAAAAGTACTTTATTATCTTTTATAAATAAAAATTTATTCAATAAAGTGTCCGATCAATTTAAGTTATGGAATAAAATAACAGTTAATGGTATAAAAAAAGTAAGTAATGGTCTTACCAACAGAAGACAAGCAGAAGTAACATTGTTTTTATCTAAAAATTAAGAGGTTATATGAAAAATACAGAAGAAATAGATTTATCTATAGATAACAAAGAGGAAGTAGTATCAGAAATTAATGATTCAGCAGATATAATATCTACATCTTCTGAATTTACAGGTACTCCGGAAGAAAGAATAGCTGCATTAATTAGTTATATAGATCAATCTCAAGAAAGATATGTTGAATGTTCGACTGTCAGAAAATTTTTAGAAGAATAATATGTATATAAAATCAGTAGTAATATTTTATTTATTATTTTCTTCATTTAATACTTATGCTGATGGAAGCTTTTACTTAAAAGGCGGTGTCGGATTAAATAACATTAAAACTACCAAATTCAGTAACCATGATTTTGAGGGAAAGGTTAAATTATCTAATAGTTTTCCATTAATTGAAGCAGGCATTGGTTATAAATTTGATAATGGTATTAGACTTGAGAGCGTTATTGATTATTACTTTCTATTTAGAACATCTGAAATATCTACTAACCCTAATTGCGATGTTTTTAAAATATCTACAAAAACCAAGGCAGATAGCTTAATGTTTAATATTTATAAAGATATAGTAACTATTGGCAATTTTACTCCTTTTATTGGAGGTGGTATCGGATTAGCATATTTGAAAGAGTCTGTGGGAGGAGAATCTATCTCTAGGGATGATAATGTTATTTATCCACTAGAAAAAGCTAGTAAAAAAAGAAATCAGTTTGCTTACAAATTAACTATAGGCAGTGATATAAAATTTAGTAATACGATTACCGGCGAAATTAGCTACAACTATTTTAATTTAGGGGGTAATAAAAGAAAAATCATAGGAGGAATTAAGAATATAGGTAATCGTACTTATGAAATTCATAATATAACTTTAGGTATGAGGTTTGCTATATGAAAAAAACCGCAAGGACTATAAAAACCCCTTTAGGAACGACTATTACAACAAATCTTTCTACAGTAGAAATTGAATATAATAATTTAATAGATAGTTTTTCCGCAATAACTTTAGAGAAAAATAATCTTAGTTTATATTGTGATAATTTAAAAAAAGATAACAATTCTTTAAAAATTTCTAATGTTAAATTAGAATCAGATAATAATTTAAAAACTAAAACTATATCAGATAAAAACAATGTCATAGCTAACCTTGAATCTGATTTACGCTCAAAGAGCAATATTATTTTACAAAAAGATGATTCTATTAAAACGCTACAAAAAGAACTTAATATAAAAGATCAGCTTATTTTGGATAAACAGAATACAATAACGGTTCAGAAACAAATATTAGAAAAACAGATATCCGATAAAGATATTAAAATTACTGAATTATCTGAAAATTTAAGGAAGTATCAGGAAGAAATTACTAAAGTAAAAAATGATTTTTCCTTAATTAGTAACGATTATATAAAACTTGAATCTACTTTATTACTAAAAGACAAAGCAATTGAAAATAGCACAACTATAGTAAGCAATCTTGAGAATACTATAAAAATATTAAAAGAGACTATTACTGACTTAAAAGCGGATAAAGATGATCTCAAATCCGATAAATTAAAATTAGTTAATGAAATAGAAATACTTAAAATAAATCAAATAAGCTTTGAGGATATTAACAGCTCATTTAAAATTGAGTCTAAAATAGAGCCATCAATAAAACAAGGTTTTGTTACTAAAATTATTGAGAAAGGTAATACTGTAGAATCTATATATCCAAGTAACAATGAAAGCAAAGTTTTAGAGAGTGTTATACTTAGTGGAGATATAGAAGAAATATAAAATGTTTATTCTAACTTATTTAAAAGAAATATTACTTGGTATTATAGGATTTTTTGCTCTTTATCTATTTAATAGAAATAAAACCTTAAAACTCGAAAAAGAACAGTTAATAACGAAAAACAACGAAAAAGATACAATAATAGCTATTAAAACAAAAGATATACATGCTACAGAGAACATTAAACCTAGTAATGATATCAATAATGCTATTGACAGGATGTCAGAGCAAAATAAATAACACTATTACAAATATTGATCTACCTGAATTTCCTTTAATATCTACTTCTGCTAACAAAGAACTTAAGACAGCTTTTAATCCTGTATGTATTAAAACTAATGATCATATCAAGGATTTAAAATTATCTATACTTAATTACAATAAAGAAAATCCGGAAGATGTAATTAGAGTAAAAAATACAGAAGACTTGATATTCGAGTTAAATACTATTTGCTCACCTAAATCAAAAGAAACTAAATTATGGTTAGATGAGCTTTATAAATTTAAAATAAGGTATTATATTTATAAAGAAGGATTAAAGTAATTTATTTATATTGATTCCAATATGCAATATCCTGTTTAAGTTTCTCTATTTTAGGGTATAAAGTGTTCATTGTATCTACATCTTCATTATAACCATGATAATCCATACCAAAATGACTCATTATCTTTCTTCTCCAATCCGTTGTATTATATCGTGCTTCTAATGATTTTAATTCAGATGGCAATATACTAAGTTTTTCTAGAGCTGTTCGTCTGTTATCTTCTTTAATTTTATTTTGTCTGTTAACTTCAGCAATTCTTAAAGATTCTGCTTGACGATTTGCTTCTTCCTGTCTTCTTTGATTTTCAACTCGTCTTAATTCCGCTTGTCTATTTTCCTCTGCAATTCTTGTAGCTTCCTGCCTTCTTGATTCTTCCTGTCTTTGTTCTTGCTCAACTTTTAATCTATTAGCATTCTCTTCTCGTTCTCTTAATACTCTTTGTTGATTTTCAAGTTCAGCACGTCTATTGGAATTCTGTTCTGTAGATATTCTATTTTCTATCTCATTTTGAATAGTAGGATTTGCTTCATCTCTTTCTATACCAAGAGAAATATTTCTATCTATTTCATTATTATTCTCTCTCTCATTTCTTCTAGATAATTCTTCATATTGACGTTTATAATCTTCCAAACTTTTTATTTTATCTAGATTTGATGTTCTTTCTTTCTCCATTTCAGAATATCTGTTTTGAAGATCACTTATACTAGATAAATCAATACCTTGATTATTGAAATGATTGAATATTGTGTTTATTCCGCTATTAACTCCTCCTTCATATCCACTATTCCTTGCATTGGTTAATAGTTTTGGGTTCATACCTCCTTTTTCTGCCTGGTATGATTTATATAATTGTTCATTATTTTCTTGTGCATTTTTCCATTTCTCGAGTCCTTTTAAATTTGATCTTTTAACATCATCAAGAACTTTTCCAAATTCATTATTAGCTAATTGGTCGTATTGAGTAAGTTTATCAATATTATTTAAATCACTATACTCCTTATCTGCAATACCTCTTACTAAATCTTCTTTTACTGCTTTTAATTTTGATTCTCCGGTAGCAGACAATAAATCCTGCATTCTATTTGTAACGGATTTTAAATGTGAATTACTGCCGTACATCCCTTGTTTGATATACCTGCTATTTAAAGCTGTTAAATCACTTATTGCTTTCTTTTTTGCTTCTTCATCAAGAGATTCGAACTTTGGTCTTATGTTTTCAGGCAAAGAATTTACAACATTATTTACTGAATTAGTACCATCTACTAAAGATTTTCTAGCTAATTTACGATCAAGGTAATTTTTATCTTTATAGAAAGGACTTATATTTTCGGCTAGTTCATAAGACTTAGCTAATTCATCATTTACCGGTTCTACTAATTTACCTTGATAAACAGGTAAATTGGTTCTTGGGGCAGTCATCCATTGATCAACAGGTTTACCTACATCAACACCGTAAGCTTGTAGAGCTTTTATTAACTGTTTACCTTGTAAATCAAGTACGTCAGGATGTGATGTTGCACTATCTATTCCATCCATTGAATTTAATACAGAGTTAAGATTTTCAATACGTCCGTAAGGCTCATTTACTTCTGCATCGAATCTGGCTTTTTCTGCTGTTAATCCTTTATTAACAATACCGTGTTTCTGTTCTCCGTATTTATTAAGAGAATCTATTAAAGCTTTTTCTCTGTTATATTTGTTTTTACCTGATTCAGAAATAGCCTCAAAAGCAAAACGGCTCTTCTTTCCTTGAAGTTTTTTTATTTCAGGATTCAAAGTATTTAGATCAGACTGGAATTCATTTGTTTTTAATTGATTGTTTCTATCTACATTATTTCTAAAACTATCGTAGTATCTATTAAAATTATTTCCGAACTGATTTCTTAATCTATCTGATACAGTTTCTAAACCTCTATTAGCGGTATCATAGGTAAAATCCTGTAACTTATTTATATTACCTTCGTTTATTCCTTCAATAGGTGCATTTGCTAGAGCATTTAAATCGTTGGTATACGGCATACCTTTAGCAGTCCTTCTTTCCTCCAATCCTCTTGCTCTTTGAGTCATGGAAGACATTGGAGCTAATGTTTTTCCGGGATAAGGTGTATAATTGGAAGTAGATAATCTGCCGCTATCACGAATTAGTAATTGCCTAGCTTTATCTCTTATCTGATCAAAAGGTATATACTGTTTTGCCATATCTTAAATTCTTGTTGGATTACCGCTAAACTGCGGATTGTTATAGTAATTTAACCATCTTCCGGTTCTTTCTCTTTCTTCCGGAGTACTAACTCTTGTATATAATGGATCTATTTCTATTCTTTCTTCAGGTAGGAATTTTTTACGTGCATTCCTACGTTTTGCCTGCTCTACTTGAAGTTCATACTGTTCTTGAGCAGCAAGTTCTTCAGGAGTTAGTCGTTGAGCTAGCATTCTCTCTTTTAATTCCTTACCTTCTTGAGCAGCAGTCTTTGGTTTTGGTTGATTGAATCTATCATACAAAGTTAATCCGGTAGTACCAAGAGCCAGTAAATTCTTAGGTTTACTCAGGAAATCCATGCTATTACTTTGTAATTTATCCATGAAACTCATATCATCTTTTTTCTTTTCTTTTTCAAGAAGATATTGCATATAACTTTCTGTATCATCACCGGCAGATACACCAGCACCTTTAGAACCTCCTAAGTTACTTAGTAATGAAGTAGCTCCGCCGTATTTAGCAGCACTTTTACCCATCCCCATTATGCTAGATCCGGTATCTTTACCAAATCCAAGAGCAGGTAATATGGCATTATCAGTTCCATATTTACTTAAAGTAGAACCAATACCGCCCATACCTAGTTTAGTTGCCCCAAAACCTAATCCTGATGCAACAGAAGGTAAAGCTGCTCCCATTCCTGCACCTTTTAAAGCTCCTTGTAAAGCGTTTTTACCTCTAGCTGCATGTTGAGCACCTTGACCGACAGCACCGCCTATAATACCTCCTACTCCCGGTAAAATCATATTACCGATTAAAGCTCCTGCTCCTCCGCCAAGAACACTTTTTATTGCTTTAAAAGGTTTTCTAAAAAAACCTCCTTTATATTCTCTAAGCCCTGTTTTTGGATTAATGCTGCCACTACCTCCAAGACTTTTTAATATTTTAGATTCAACAGGATTAATATGAGCAAGTTCTGTGTCTCCTCCTCTACCTTTTTTCTTTGTTTGTTCTAGTACATCCTTGATATGTTTTTTACTATATTTTTTTAATGTTTTATGTTTATCTTTATTAAACATATCGGATATATGTTTTCTATTTTTCATTTATTTGTCCTCATCATTACGATATATACAGCCTTAGCCCAGTCTTCCCAGTTTTTAAACATATCAAGTTTACGACCGCTTTTACTACTTGCAGCAATTGGTATACTATTTGTTTTAAAAGTACCTATTCCTGCCATTTTGTTTGCAATCTCACGCCAATCATCATTTGGCATAGGTATAGGTAGTCTCTCATCCTTATAAATCCTTAAAACTTCTCTATACCAACGATCAAAAGTTATTTGACTTGGAAAAGGTAGATTCCTTATCATTGACCGTCTCCAATTTCAAAATTGATTAATATATTACCTACAGTATAAGGATATACACATGCAAAAGTTACATTTACAAACCTACCCTGTATTCTCATATCTATTTTACCTTTATTATTACCCATAAACAAATCAAATTCCAAAGGAACTATTACTTGTTTCTGTACTCCGGCATATTTAAGCATGGCAGATCCGACAATAAGTAATTCATTCTCTCTTCTTGTGTATAATTCAGGAGCAGGGAAATCCGGCTCTATCTCGGTAATTCTAATATATTTGTCCATTACTTTACCGTCTTTAGCAGGAGGAAATGCTGCATATCCAAACCAAGGAGTAGTAAAGAATGAAGGTATATTATATACTGAATTATCCGCTCTTACCTCATAAAAACCTGTTTCCTGCTTCCATAGTGTTTTATATGCATTAACAGGGTTATAAGGATAATTAGTGCAACTATCACCGAAACTTATTATATCTCCGCTTGCCTCATAAACTGTAACACAATCCCTTTGTATTTCAGTATCATACCAGCTATTTTCTCTTACATTATAAACAAGCTCTCTAGTACATCCTATATCTGCTCTATTCCTAAACCTTTTTTCAGGGAAAGCCCATCTTATTTCTCCGTACCGAGCTACTTTATAACCGTAAATTTTTTCTTTTTTAGTTAAATCAACATTTTCCAGAAACCACTCGAAATTTACATCATTTTTTATTGATTCAACTATTCCGTTATAAACAAAAGCACGATCCGTACCAAGCCAGAAGAAAAGACTATCGTACTGAACAATAGATTTTGGCGACATGACAGAAGAATTGGTAGTTATTTCCTCTCTTTGGAATTCAATAGGGGAATTAGGATTAGTTCCATCTGCAACGTTAGTTAGATATATTACAGAGTTCTGTGTCCAGAATAAAAATGTCGGAGCATTTGCACCTCCTCTAATAGAAGCACCAAATAGCAGTTTATTCTCCGATATTTTATATGAATCGGCATCAGAATCTCCGCTGTCATCAAAATCAAGAGGATTACTTGTTTTACTTCTAATTATAGTGCCGTTATTGCCGTACATATATAAACAAGGAGAAGAATATATAATACCTCCTGACGGTATATTCCCATAATCTCCTAATACAACATTATTATTTACGAAATCTGCGTTATCATCTGTTACTGATTTATAATATAGCACTCCAGGTCTATCGCTTAACATATTATTGCCGTTGAAGGTAGAAAGTAACGCTATATAAGGTGTACCATCTTTAATAAATTTAACTGACTGCCAAGTTCTGGCTTGATCTCCGCCAAGTCCAGCTAAAACCTGCCTATCGTTGGTACTATTAGATAATTCATTATTAAGAATACAACGATTTACTCCGGTTGAATGTGTATAAATCAGAACTGGATTAGTTCCGTTAAAATATATATCAAGGTATATAGGTTCAAGTCCTACAGGTTGATATATTTCTTTCTGCCCTTTCATTTTACGTATCTTGCCATTAACGAATCTTATATATTGTCCGTCTATACAATATTCATCCTGGAAATCTCCGGCATTTCTTTGAATACCCGGTTTATATACTAAAGGTACACGCATTAATTGTTATCTCTTATTACGGTTCTATCAGCACTTCTATCTTTATTGATTTTATTGATTGTATCTAATTCCTCATTAAACAGATTTTTATATTCTGCCAATTTACTTGGATTATCTAAAAACAAAGACGCTTCAATTAGACAAGAATAAAGAAGTAAATCAGGATAACGATGCGTTAAGAAATTTGTTTGATTCTCATTATTAAATAACGGGATACCGAGGTAAATTATATCAAAAGTATATGATTGATCTAAATTTGGAATAAATGTCCAATAAAATCTATTGTATGTATTTGCTAAATCTGAATTATTTGAATTTAATACACTATCACAATAATATTTTGGTCTTCCTGTCTTATTTTGATATCCAACTGGCCAGTAAGTTAATAAGAATTCCCTGCTTCTTGGTATTAAATATGTAGCTGTTTGTGTGGCAACATCAAACATTAAAACACTAACAGTTTCACGCCAGTTAGCAGGTTTTGTAACTGTGCTAGAACCTACAACATTATTGGTATGTTCATATCTTATTTCAAAACCTAAATCTTTTGCTCTATTATAAACCCTGATAATTCCTTGCTGGATAAGATCAGGTAATTTAGCAACAAAAGGTTGATCTGTTCTTAGCATATATAGCTGTAAATCATTGATCAAACTTGTATATGTCATTGCCATAAATTTTTCTTTAATTTTTTGTTTTGCTTTACATATAATTTAGTATATAATACATCAGTTAGGAGTTTTTTTATACTTTAATTTTATGAAGAAAAAGTCTGTTTTCAATAATAACGAAGTAGACATAGATTTACTGGTTAATCAGCCTAAACATATAAGAAAATTGTTAGGTAAGAAAAAAGACAGAAATGAAGAAAATGAAGTAGAAGAAGACGAAGATAAAGATGATAATGAAGAGGATACTGATACCAAAAGTATAAGTCCTCAGATGAAGCGTTATATAGAAGAGTATATTGATTCTAAGAAGGTTAAGAAAAAACCTAATTTTATGGTTAAATCTGCTGACAAAATCAATAGTTTTATAGATGAAACATACGATAACGCTAAAAAAAGCAAAAAAGATAAAGACGGAATCATAGAAAGTTATTTAAAAAGAAAGTTTAGTAAATAATGTTTCAATATATTAAATATTTAAGAGATATTATTTTTATTATTCTTTTAATTAGATTAACTTTTATTGAAAATGATTCAATATGGTTATTAATTGAATTAGCATCATCTCTAGCATATATTTTTATACCTAATAATTCATCAAATAAAACTGATATAATAGATACACCAGAATGATTGATACATATATCTTATTTACCGTTTTTATTCTATAATATTCTATATACTTAAATCAATAATACTGAATAACAAATTAAACTATAGATATATATTATTTTTAATTATTATACCTATAATCTATAAACCATCAATAATTTACTTTTTATCAAAAATAGAAAATAAAACTATTATTGAATTTATACACTTCAAAGACTAACTATCTTTTTTATCTAAACTATAGAAAAATTTACCGCAACCATCACACAATAATATTAAACTGAAATAAACAGGAAAAGGTCTATCATACAAGTATTTACAGTGTTTGCAGGTATACTTAGTCGCCATAAGGATCGAATATTTCTTTTAATAATCTTTTTTCTTTCTTAGCTTTTATCTCTTTGTAGAATCTCTCGAGTGCTGTATTCTCTGATATCATTTCCGATATTAATTTGTTCTCAATAGTTGATTCTTTTATAATTTTCTTAGGTTTATGGATGTAACCTATGGTTAATCCTCTATCTTTATTGGTGTAATTTAAACTGTTAAGTTCGATTATCATGCTAAAATATTTTAAACTTATTTTAAGTTTTAAAGCTAGTGCTGTTTTTGATTTACAGTTATCAAGTAGATTCTGTAACTCTTCAATAGTATATTTTTTAATTATCCTATCGTATTTGGAAATATATTTTGAATTGGTTTTAATTTTCATTATTTTCCCGAGAATAATATAAATAAACGCTACCAAGGGTATACCTTAATAGCGTTTACCACACACAACAAAACTAAATTTATTTAATTTAAGGTAAATAAATTTTTTAAAAGCTACATGATGACATAGCTTAACTAGTATATACAATTATATGAAATTTGTAAACAAATATATTTAATTCCTTATCTATTAATGGTAACTAATAGATAAGGAAAAAGGTATAGATTTTATAGATAAAACTTAAATGATAAAATTTAAGAGATCTTACTTTATAGGATACTTTGATTTATATAATAAACTAATTTTAAAGTCAATTATAACACTTAACTATTTAAATTAAATGGATTATAATATTACTTATTCATTTAATCAATTATTAACTTGGAATGAAACGATATATCGATGAGATGCAGAGCAGGGGAAGAGAGATAGAGAATGAAGTTGACTCTAAAAATCTCTTTGATTCAGGAATTACTAGAGCTATTAAGTCTGCTAGGCAGTCTTTAGGGCTTGATACCGATCAAGAGCATAAAGCTATCAGGAAAGGGTTATTCCGTTTCTCTGATGCTCTAACGCAGCAATACGGTGATCCTCGGTATAGTAAAAGAAAAGGAGCAGTCAATAATCTAGCATCTATTGCTCCTGCCATGGCTAAAGGTCTTGAAGGATACGAGGATGCTTCCGATAAAATAGAACATAATAATCAGGAAGTTTATGAATGGGCTAAGAAGTTTAGAGACTCGGAAATTAAAAGATTAAGAGATCAAGATAAGGAAGCTTTTGATAGATATTTTGCCGATAAAAAACTAGGTGTAGAATTAGCAAAACTTGATGAGCAAAGAGATTATCATAAAGGAATGCTTGAGAATAGAGGAGGTGGATTTAAAGAGTTTAATAGTCAACCTTATAGAGCTTTAGATAAAGTAGAACAAAGAGAAGCTAACGATGAATCAAAAAATATCCATCAAATAAAGCATGATTTAAATAGTATTGAAGATTCATATAAAAATTTAAGAGAACTTACAAAAAATAATATAGTTAAACCTGTTGGAGGTATAGCACCGGTTGTTAATTATTTTAAAGATCCTATTGGACGTATTTATGGAGCAGAACCTTTACAAAAGGAAACTGCCGCTAGAAATCTACTATTTGCTAAATTAGGTAAATTTAGAGCTCATGCAGAAAGAACATTAAAAGGAGGTGTACTTGGTCAAGGTATGTACGATAGACTAACACCATTCTTCCCTAACGAAGATGATGATATACCTACACTTGAAGCAAAATTAAAGGATTTAAAACAAGAAATTGATTCTACTTCACATGTTGCTGATATTCGTAGTAAACACGGCATTAATTATAATTTTGGGGATTATAAACCGGAAATTAATCAAGAAACAGGTTCAGTTTCAAATACAGAAGATAGCATGCCGGATACTACAGAGGAATATATTTTAATGTATGACCCAGAAACAGGAGAACAAGAAGAGATTTACTATGAAGATGAACCTATAGCAATTAAAAATGGTTTACTAAGAAGATGAGTAAATTTGAGGGTTTAAGAACTAAACCAAAAAATATAGAAAAATCTAGTAAATTTGAGGGTTTAAGAATTAGAGAAAAAAAACCTAAAAAACCGGAAACAAGTTTATATGATGATATACTTCAATTCGGTGATAACACTTTAAATAGAGTAAAACAATTTGGTAGCGGTGCTTTATCAGGTATTACGAGAGCAGGATTATCCGAGGGAGTAGATCAATTTGGAGCCGGTGTTATGGAAGTA